AATTTGCACCATTTCACCACCTTGCGGTAGGACGAACGGCGTTCAACTTCCACAACGCCAGCGTCGTCCAGCACTTGTTTGGGCGGCAGTTTGTCGGCCCAATCCTTTGTCCCATCGGACAGCATCACCAGGTCAACTTTTTTGCGGTCAATGTAAAAGTATTCGGCAATGCGTATGTCTTCCTTTGTCACCCATTCGGCGCTGCTGTCACCGGTCGCACGGGGCTGGAATCCCACGCCGTCGTCGGCGCCTGGGTACATTTGCCGAAATACGTGCTTGGGGATGACGCTGGCCACCAGGCATTTTTCAGCGTCGGAACCATCGGGCGCCACGCTGTTGGGGTCGAAGTAAACGGAAAACGGATCGTCGATTGGCTCAATATAGATTTCCTGTTCAAACGAATTTTCGCTGACGTAATCGGTCACCACGCGCCAGTAACCCCAACCCATCCGCACGGCATAAGCAAACGCGGTGTCGTAAGCGGTGTCGGCGTTGCTGTTGACTTCAATGTGACGGGTAATGCCTTCGATCACCTGGGCGACTTTCAAATCGCCTTCATTGTTGACGGGGTGAACCTTGATCCTGGGGCGTTGCTGGCGCTGCTGATTCTCGACCTGGCGGCAATATGCGTCAATCTTGTTGATCGTCAGGCACGGGCGGGCTTCCAGGTTGCGGCTGTTTTGAATCTCGACCGGCCATTGATCGCCAGCGGCAAATTTCAAATCCTGAAGGGCCGATGAACGGTTCATCGAATCGGCTTCGCCAACCAGGCGCAAAAATTTAATCGCGTCCTGGATGCGTGGATCGCTTGATTCATCTTGGTAATCTGACATATTCGCCCCTTATTTTTTAAAATTATCCCATCCAACCACCGGCTTCGGCAACCGTTCGCTGCTTTTTGCGCGTTGTTGGCTCTTTAATCATCAACGCAATGTATCGGAATGCGTCGGCGCCGTGGGAATATTGGTCGTGCAATGGTGACTTGCTGAATTGGCCCGATTCGGGATCGACCTCATAACGGTAATGACGAAGGCAATTCAAGCCATCGGCGCAATTGTCGCGGTCAAACCAAAGGTTGGGAAAGATGGTACGGGCCGCGTTGATCGAATCGACCACCGGAACCCGCGGCATAACGCTGGTTTTGAATCCAGCCCCGCGCACAATTTCCTCAATCGTGCGACCGGCTGCCGCCAGGGTTTTGTTTTCGGCATCATGCGGCAGCCAAATGGTGTCGTACACGTAGCCAAATGTTTGAAGTTGCGCCAGGTACGAAGTCATTGTGCGCTGGCTGCCTTCAAAGTATCGGATCAACCTGGTTTCCATGCCCACAAACTGAACAAACCACCAGGCGGTGGCGTCCGACCAGCCCAGGTCGCAAACGGCGTGAACGGGCTTGGTTGGATCGTAGGGCACGGACGTGATGCGGCCATTGTTTTCGGCCACTTGCATTTCATTGCCAAACACGGCGCCATCGACCGACCGGCGGCACATTCCTTCCCAAACCTGGTTGTATGCGGCGGGGTCGCGTTCCTTCAATGCGTCTTTTTCCAGGCGCAAGGTTTCAGGGAACCAGGGATTGTCCGACCAGTTGATCCGCATGATGATGCAATCCCGCGGGGGCTTGGCAACAAACCGCTGGTAAGTTTCGTCGGTTTCCAGGTCAGGGTTGAACGAAATCCATATCTCGCTGCCCTGTTTGCGGATCGTCGGGATCAACACGTTCCAGGACAACCGGCTGACGGTTTGGGCTTCCTCCACCCAACAAATATCCACACCTTCGAACGACTTGATGTTGGTCGGGTTGTTCTTCAGGCCGATGAAGGCGAATTCCGTACCGTTAAAGCCACGGATCGACGTTTGCGTAATCTCGTAAAAGGGCAGCAAGCCCAGGGCCTCGATTTGGTCGCATAACAGTTTGTGGACGGAATCCTTGATGCTGGCCTGGAATTCCCGCGCACACAAAATCCGCATTGGGCTTTTGGCCCCCAGGATCAACAAGGCGCGGGCGATTCCCCAGGATTTTGCACCGCCGCGGCCGCCCAGGCAAACTTTGTAACGGGCCTTTTTGAACAGTCCTTGCAACTTGACCGGAAATTCGGCCTTTGCAATGGCGTTTTCAATTGTCGGGGTTTGTTCCATCGGGCGTCACAAATGTCACTTGGATGCCAGCAAAGGCGGCGCCGTCCTTACCGGTGATTTCCTGTTCGATCTTGTCGCGCCAGCCCAAAACGTTCTTGGCCGTAAAGATGGCGAACGTGCTGTTGTAAGCGCCCGCTATCGTGCCTTCCACCAGGTTTGCTTCCTGTAAATCTTTGGCCTTTTTATAGGCGTCGGAAAATTCAGGGTGCTTTAGTTCACCGGTTTCGGGATTCTTGGCTGTTGCCCAATCGTGAAGGGTGTGTTTTGTCACCCCGATGTTTGTGGCAAATCGCGCCAGCGTAGGGAAAACCCCAGGTAGCGTTTGCGTGGATTCATTGCCCTTGGCGTCGCGGTTGGTCACTTCCCTGGTGGGCGCCTGGCTGAAAAATTCGATCATCATGTCCACGAATTCGTCGCGGTACACGGTGGGGCGACCAACTGGACGTTTGACGGGCGCGGCAACACCCTTGGCGGCTGCCTTGGGCTTTCGTTTTTTAGGTGCTGCTGCGTCGATCATTTTTTCTTTGGTTTCTTTTCCGCTGCCTTTTTGGCTTCGCGGGCTTCAGAGTAAGCGATGGCCACGGCCTGTTTGACGGGCTTACCGGCCTTCACTTCCGTTTTGATGTTTTGCTTAAACGCCTTCTGCGCCATCGACCGGATTAGCGGCATGATCTTTCCCTTTTTCGACGCTGGCCTGGGCCAACACGTTTTGATATTCCTGAATCGCGCCGCTGATTTGCAAAAGGATGGCTTCGTGTTGCTTGGCCATCCCTTGCAATTCTGCAATGCGGGCATTGATTTTGTCGGCTGTCAGCATTGCGGGTTCCTTATGCTTGGCCGTGGATGATGGCAAAGTTAATGATGACGGCTTCCAACAATGGGCCAGCGGTGTTGTTGTATAAGCCGATAACGGCTGAACCGGCTGCCTGGCTTGACACAAATGGCCAATAAGCGCCAGCCGTGCCGCCACCTGACACGCTAACCACAACAACGTCATTTGCGCTGATTTTGTTGTTGGTCAATGTGAAAAGAACGGATGTACCGGCCCCCAATGACGATGCGTTCATTGTGATGCGGCCCATGCTTTTGTTCAAAGTAACGCCAGTAGATTTGCTGGTCAATTGGGTAACAGTACCCTGGCCCGCTGGTGCATAACCAATTTCTTCGGTTGCGTACATTGTGCTGAATTCGGGGTCGTTATATGCGACGCCTGTTGCGATTGAATTGCTCATTTTGGTTTCCTTAAAAAAAGTTGTTTAACAGTTCCAGTTTTTTAGGCTGGCTTTGGCCCGTTCAGCGGGGCCTTTCGCATTCTTAACCACCCCTTCCATCCTGGCACAAAACGACGCTTTTCTGCCCGCGTCGGCTTTTGTTTTCGGGTTTGGTGCTGGCGGTTTCAAATTTGAATTGTTTTTCTTGTTGTATTCTGCACGGCCTTTGGCAGTCATGCCAGCCCCCTGTTCCGTCGGGTTGTAGGTTTTGCCCTTGCCCGTGGTTTTGTGGGGAATTGGCTTGTCATGTTTCTTGGTAGCCATGATTATTTTTTCGCCGTCTTTGCTGATTGTTTGAATGCTGCGGCTGTTGGCGCACCCTTGCTTCCAGGTGTTCGCATTTTTTCTACGGGTTTACCCGCCGCCTTTTGGCGTTCAATGCGTTCCTGTTTGGCGTGAATGTTGGCGTAAAGCCCTGGTTTTGTTGCCATGATTAATCCTCCACGACGCAAGCCACGTCGCCTTCCTGAATCAATTGGTGATCTTCCCCGTCGATTTTGTGGACGGGCCAATCCAAATACGTGCCATTGCCGTATTTGATCCGTTCGCCAACCTTAACGTCATTCACTTTGAGGCCAATGGCCACAATTATGCCTTCGTTGAATTTTTCGGTGTTTTTGACGATCAAAACGTCCGACAAACTTCGGACGATTGGTTTGACCAGGACACGATCATGCAGCGGTGTTATCACCATTTTTTGGTTTCCTTCCAGGCTTTTTACGTTCGGGGGGCATTGTGGTGGTGTCCGTCATAATGTCGTAAACCGGCAACGCCAGGATTTTCATTTGATGTTCACCGCACCAATCGTTTTGGTGTTTGTTTTGCGGCGCTGGATAGCGTCGGCAAGTTCCCATCACCTGGGCGTTGCGGAAAAATTCGCACGTAAGGCACGTCGGTTCAGCCATTTGGCAATTTCCCTTCAATTACGCTTTGGTTTAAAGCGCGGGCAATGGCTTCGGCCATAGCGGTAGCCTCGGCTTCGTTCTTACGGTTTTCGCGATGCTGCGCGGGCGTAATCTGCGGTTCCGCGGTAAATGGCGTCACTAATGGCGCCTGACTTTTTGGCTCGTTCGAGTGCATCTTGTAATCCTTTCCTCACTTCATTTTCCTTCAGTTTAGGCAACTTGTCAAGGCTGCTTAACTGGGCTTTTCCCGCGCCACGGCTGTTGTCAATGACGCGGATTTGAACCTGGGGGTTGTTGCGGTACTTGGTCGCAATCTGATCGATTACCTGGCGGGCGCCAAGATGCGTTTTCATGTGTTCGGAAAGCGGAACGGTGCGGCCGGTTCCCATTGATTCTTCCATGCGCCTGGCCCGCTTTAAAGCGCCGTTTACCAGGGCTTCCACGGGGTCGCGGTAGGTGTAAACAATGTCCACCTTGCGTTTGGCGTCCAATGCCTGGCGAATTTTTTTGTCGGCCGAATCAAACGAATTCATGTTGGTGTCGTACACCAGTTCGGCTTTGCCCAAACGCGGATCAACTTGTTTGGCCATTTCCATGCCGCTGGTTTTACCCGCGCCCGTGCCACCGGCCGTAAAAACTACGGTTGGGTGGCGATCTTTGGGGGTCGGCTGCGCCAGCCGTTCGGCGTAATACTGTTTTACAAACGCGCTGGATGGTTCATGCACGTCGGCCGATTTGGTTCGGTCAGCGCGGTAATGTTCGGACAGTTCGCGGGCCACGTCGGTGTTTAACGTGCGCCCTTGATCCGATTCCATTAACGCTTGGTATTGCTGCACTAGGCCAGGATAGTCGTTTTGCAGCCGCCCGAAATATTCCTGGGTAATAGGATTTTCAGGCTGGTCGCCCATTTGTGGCTGCGGCGCAAGCGCGGAAAGCCGGTTCGCGACCGGCATTTGCCCTGGCTGCACCGCTGCCATTGCTGACAGCGGCGTGGCCATTACATTTTGCCGCTGCGGCTGTGGGTGTAGCAAACGCCGCTGCTGCGGCCGCCGTCAAACTTTTTGTCGGCGCCAGTAGCGTCGGCCTTGCCCATTGCAATGCCGTTTTTAATCATGCCCTTGCGTTCGCCACCGGCGTCGCTGGCTTTTACGCCGGAAGGTTCTTTTGCATTGCTGCCGTAGCCGTAGCCTTTGGGTTGTTTCATATCGTTCATGGTTTTCCCTTTCATTTGAGGAATCGAAGTTTATACAACGTGGAATTGATAAGGTCGGCGATTTCGTCAACCAGGTTTTGTAATTCCGTATCTTGGGGAAGTTCCTTACGGGCGTCTTCCACAAAATCTTTTAGGCTGCTGAAGTATTCCACGGGGTTTTTGGCGTTGTGAAATTCTTGCGGCCAGGATTTCAATTGCTCATAGCGGCCCATAAAGCATTCAGCGTAACTATCAACCAGGTCGATAATGTCGTTGTAATAATGCCGAAGGGTTTTGTGTTGAGCATAGGAATTCGTGGACAAGTGCATGAAATGTGCAACTGTCCCTGAATGCAGCAAGGCTGCAATAAATTCTGCTGATTCGTCTTCCATATTTGCCCATGATAATGGAAAAAAGCGGGGGCCGAAACCCCCTATAAAGGCAACGGCTCAAAAAGCCGTTCCCATTCTGCATCATTTGGGATTGGCACGTCAACTGGCCATTTACCCCCATTCACCAGGCAATCAACCGTTTTTTTGTGGGCAACCCACCAGGCTTGTTGCCGTTCACGTTTTGACCATTGGGCGCCCTGGTCAATGTTGTGGTGGCACGACATACAAAGCGCGGCCACCAAGTTGTCGTCGGCCTTGATGCCGCGGCCCTTGCCCCCGCCCCAATTGGTGTGCGCTGCCTGAACGAAATGTGCGCTGCCGCACAATTGGCAATCCAGGCTGGCCACCAGGCGCAACAACTTTTTGCTTCGGACGTAAGAATGTTTTTGCACTTGCATAATTTGTTTTTTGCGCCAGCCAGTCATTTTCCGCAATTTCTACATTTGGTCAAAATTGTAAAAACGGGGCGTTTGCAATAAACACAACGATATTGATTTGTCATGCTTCTATTCCTTTTTCTGCACACCAGGCCAACAGCCACTCAATGAATTCGGTGGCGTCAGGGATGGTGAATTTGTGGGTTTGCCAACCCAACTGGACAACGCGCTGGCCATCCAGGCTTGGCGATACTTTGCCGATCTTGCGGTCGGTTTCGTGCGCCCATTGGTCAATCAACAACCGTTTCCAATCGTCGGCCGACCAAGTTGAACCGGCCACGCGCATGGCCAAATAAATTTGGTGGATGATGGCATGGAACATATCGTTTTGATCGCTTGACCTGGTGGCCCGTTTGATTTCCAAGCGCATTTTGTGGCCAGCCATCAAATTGTTTTTAACTTCCGGCCAAATGTTATCCATCAAAACTTTGGCTTGCTGCACGTTGTGTAGTTCATAAATCATTTTAAAACCCCCAACATTCGCAACGCCGCGTCGGGGCTGTCCACAATGGCCAGGGGGCCGCCGCGCCAGGCGCCATGCCACTTCAATTGGGCTTCAGTCAGCCGCCGTTCCGAAGGCGTCTTGCGGCCGTCCTTAATTTCCATAAGCAATGTCTTGCCTTGAAATCCCACCAGCAAATCAGGTACACCTTGGCCAACAGCCGCCAAAGATTGAACCGTAGCGCCAGCCGTGCGTAATGCCAATACAACTTGTTCATGGTTTGCGTCGATCCTTGCTGCTCTCATTTTTGACCTTGTTCATATCGTCGCGCAATGTACGCGCTGCACCAGGGCCGCGGATTTTCTCGATTTTCTCTATCGTTTGCAGCCACCAAAGGTTGGCCAACTTCGTCCCCCTCTCGCGCTGGTGAATTTTGAACCGGCGCAACCAATCCCTGGCTTCGCATTCCCGTCGCCAGGAATCTGACCATGTTGGGTTCACGCCATCCAGCAAGGTCGCCGGTTGCGATAAGTGCTGCGGTGATTTGGTCGAAGTCAAAGGTTTGGCCCTCTTTAATTTTGTTCAACAGTAAATGGCCCTCATTTCGGGTCATGTGTTCTTCTCCTTGAGTTTGGCTTCAATGGCTCGGGCAAATGAGATTTCTGGCCTTTGGTGTGGGTTGTAGTGATCTCGGGCTACTTCAATAATCTCCTC